GTTACTTGACTAGGTCCAAGTAGCGAACCCATAGTGGCGGCTCGTGCATAACCAACAGCACCAGCAGGACCAACACCCGGTCTTGGTGCCCCCATGCCAGCGCGAGCATCGGCCCCGCCAGCTTTAAATTGGCTAGACAATTTTTCAACCCGTGGCTTAAGAACGTCAAAAGCCATTTTTCCAAGGAAAGCCATAGTTCCAGCAGACACGACAGTGCCAGCCATACCAGCAGCAACCCCACCCATACCAGTAGCACCTAAAACAGCCTGCCCAGGAGCAGAACTAGTCACCCCTTGAACACCAGATGCAACCGCGTTAACAGGGGCCATTAATGCTTTAGTGAAACCAAGCATCGGTTGACCAACATCTTGAACAACTTGACCCATAGTTTCTTGCAGTTTTATAGCAGAGTCAGTAACACCATCCATAGCCACATCAGCAGCTTTTTTAGTGGAACCATCCCCGTAACTATTAATGGCTGTATCCATGCTGGTGCGCAACTCACCGGAGCGTGACAACGCAGTCAAAGACCTAGTAGTACGAACAGAATCAAAACCGAGAGCCTCAAGAGTTCTGGTTACGTTTGGGCCTTCTTTAGCAACCGCCTCAGAAAATCGAGCCAAAACTTCAGAAGGATCAGTATCAAACATTGACTTCAACTGTTGCGAAGTCATACCCAACATTTCTGAGTAAGCCTTCATTTCAGGGCCGCCATCACGCATAGCCTTGTTCATATCCAACAAAACTTTGTTGAATGAGTTAGCGGCATACCCGCCGTCCTCACCCAACTTGCTCATAGCTGTGGACAAACCCATAATCGCCGTTTGAGACATGCCCACAGTCCCCGCAACAGGTGCCAAAGCCTTAGAGAAGGCGACAACACTAGGTGCAGAACCACCAATTTTTGCTGTCGTTGTGACAAGAGAATCAGAAAGTTTCTCAAACTGGTCAGGGCTATTACCCAAAGAACGCGAGAGTTGCAGAAACTCTGAACCCATAGCCGAAGCGTTAGTTCCAGTAGCGGCACCCAAACGAATAAAAGATTTACCTAAAGTACCCATTTGCTTCTCAGTTTTAATACCCTGAGCCTGCAACGTTTCCATCACCTTAGTGGCTTCACCCATACCAATAGGGAAATCTTTAGCCCAACCTTTAGTTGTTTTAGAAAGTTTAGTAAAATTTTGGTTGGTAATAGAAGCCTTAGATTCAACCTTACTCAGTTGCTTTTCATACGAAGCAGCAGTGTCAATAGCAACTGTTTGAACCTTATTAAAACCAGTAACGGCACTTGTGGCTTTAACCATTCCTTGGCTTAAAGTTTGAACAGCGCCAGGTACTCCAGTAGCAACATCGGCATACTGTTTAGTCAGGTTTAAAGCCTGACCCATGGTGGTTATGTAATTGTCAGCATTAATGTTCATGCTGACATCAACCATGAACTCACTCATACGCGTGTCCTTGGTCTGGATCCTTTGTCGCGGAGTTCACTGGCGACATTCTTAGGTTGCAGCACGATGCGACCACCAGCAAGACCGCTAGCGTCATCTGAAGATAGTTCCTTAAGGTAACAGCCCCAGCATTGGTGAACAGCAGGTTCGTACGCATAGCGATCCTCCTCCCACTCCCACTCAGCCGTCCCACAAGACGGACATTTACTTCCCGACTCAACAAGCCAAGCAACCAGCTTTGCCCTGTCCTCCTCTTCCCATTCCAAAAGTTCTGAATGAGGTAGGCCATGCTCAGAGCACCAGCCAACCTCTAGGGAGAAGGAGGCGTCGTATCTGAGGCGGGCTCGGTAAAAGGGACATCCAGCCCCTTTGAGTTAACCTCAACCGCTGCAAGAAACAAAGCCATAACTTCGCCACGAGACCACTCATCTGACTCCCACAGTTCCTTAGCCTCATTAGGTGTCAGGTGTGGTGTGACAGAACAAGCAGCAATTAACGCTGGCCCAAAAGTGTCAGGGTTGTAAGTGCCGCTTTCCTTCTTTTGTTCCGCCGTTGGTGGATGCATCCCAACAAGAACGTCATACGCCTTAGATCCAATAGCACGCATCGTGAACACATATTCAATAATGTTTCCGTCACCATCAGGTACTGCAAGTGCTAGTTCTTTGGTGCGTGAAGGCTTGTTGCGCAAGTCGTTAAATGTTGCTGGACGACGGGTTTGTGTACTCATGTTTAGTCCTTCCGACTGGTCTGGCCATGCGGCCTCGGTTCAAATGAATTGGCGATCCGGTCCAGGCTCATACACCGGACCGGACCACCGTTGTGATTCATGTAAATGTGTTACTACTAGCTTGCGACAACAGCATCTTCAACAGGTGTCTCTGGGACAGCAGCAGTGCAAGTGAATGTCTGTGCTGTGTTAGAGGCCAATGCTGAAGCCGTGCGGGAAAGGATGCTTACTGGCCATACTTCAAGGGAATCTCCTGATGCTGGGGCACTATTGGTGCCAGTGCCGCCGAAACGTGAAACAAGGAAATATCCTGAAACGCCAAGACCAAGGGTTTCCCAAGCCAAGTCATCTTCATCATCACGATAGAAATCTGCCGTGAAGGAGCCCGTTGTCGTGCCACGGATAGAGGTCTCGAAAATGTTCTCCAAGTTAGGAGTTGGGATCGAGTTACCAGTTGCCTGTGCAGTGATCGAAATGACCAAACCAGTCAACTTTGTTGCCCCTGAAATTTCCGAGGCTGTTGGTGCGGAAAGGTTTGCCGGTCTAGTTGTTGTGAAACCAATCCAACTGGTTTCATTGGGAATGACGCGCATTGCGTTTTCTCCTTCTTTGTAGTAATTGCTCGCGAGAAACTATTGACAGTTTAGAAGCATTTTGATGCGTTTGTGCTAAGCATCGAGCATTAATATGAGCGTATCTGATGCACTCCATAGGGAAGGGTTAGTGGAATCGTCCCTAATCATGGCTCCCAAACTGCCCCAACGAGCCCCCGTGAACTTATAACCACCAGAAATAGTGCCTAAAATGTCAGAAACAGCCGCCCTTATTTTCCCCGCCACAAGGTCCCCTTGGGAGCGTGAAGCACCAAAATAGGTCAAACGCCATGTTGTTTGCCAAGAACGCACCTGCTCGGCATAAGTCATAGTCTGATCACGGGGCTGCCCGCTAGAAAACGCTAAAACCCCATAAGGGGCGAAAACACCCGAATTAGGATCCTGATTAAGCCAACCGGAAGTTTCAGGCTTAATACCATCACCAATCAACTGCCCTGTTGAATCACGAAAAATATCCAGCAGAGACACAGTCACTGTGCCCGTATCAATCATTGAGCACCTTCTTCATAGCGACAGAAGCCGACTCCTGAGCCTTTTTCATAGTGGCTTTAGCCACATCAGGGCCCGCATTACTAACGAAACGAAAATTAGTGCCTTTACCTGAAATTTGATGACCAGGAGCTTTAACTTTTGCCACAGTTGACACCGCAGCAGCCTGACCCATACGAACAGCCTCAGAAGCCATATCAAGCCTTTTTTGAATCTCTTCAGTCAATTCCTCAGGAGTCATTAGCCAACCAGCCAATCCGCTGGAATTGACGGATCAGGATTACGGGCAATCGTATCCACCCCTTGAAGAGACAACCTACGTGAAACAGGGAACTGCCCACCAGAATCAACGTGAGTCACACGGAAAATACGCCCAACAACAGTGGCATCCAAATGATCCAGAATCTCCACCATGTCATTAATACGAGTTACCTCATCCCCCAAAGCCTCAATCGGTATCGAACAATAAGTCGACGAGAAATACGTGGGTGCCTCACCATAAGACATAGTTAAAGGCCCAGTGACCTCATACACGCGAGCAACACCCTCATAAACAATACCTACATCAGTTGCCTCAACATCACCCGAAGACTGCTGATCAAGCATCCCCTTACGTGTAACACGCACACGCGAAAGCATGTTTGACTTTGAATACCGACGCGCCATTTGAATAGCGAAATCGAAATTCATATCAACCGCCACCATTAGTGGAGTACCACGCAGGATCCTCCGGATACGGAACACCAGGCCAAGAACCCGGATCATAATCACCATAATCCTGACGACCAACCCGAATATTGTCCATAAACCCAATACCAAAACGCAAAGGCTCAATGAAAGGATCAGGCTCCAACTGATGCAACACACCCTCAAGCAGAGGACTAGCAGCCTGCTCCAACTTGTATTGATCCCTCAAACTAGAAGCAAGCAGGTCATATTTACCCTGCAACTCCCCCACAGATACTGAAACACCATCGGCAGAAACAGACACTTGACCTGCATACTTACCTGCCACAATCTCGCAAGCAACAGCAGACACCAAAATGAGAGAGTCATATTTTTCAGACCATTGAGTAATCAAATACTCAAGTTCCTCATCAGAGAGAAGCGGCCGGTCAATATCGGTATCTTGCATGTGGAATCTGACGGCGTCCTTGTCAGACGTCGCCGGATCCCCGCTATACGTCCAGGCCATGAAATCCTCTAACTAGAAACCGTATGGGTTGCGCTGAATACCTGCCTGCTGGTATTCGCGTTCAGTGCCAACCTTCGTTCTTTTTGCAGGTGGCTTAGGTCGTGGAGCAATAGGTTTTGCCCTTTCAGGCATAACAAACCTAGGTGGCACAGGAGACGAATATGGACGTGGCGAACCCATGAAATTGTTAAAAGCTTTCATACCAGCCTCTTGCTGCGCCTTAGCAGCAGCCTTCTTTTTAGCTCCAGGCATAGCAATCTTCGGCATACGAAAAGCCTTATCAATGTTGGAGTAAAGACCGGCACCCGCACCAACACCCGCACCAATACCACCACCAATACCACCAGCTACTAACCCACGCCTATTCCTATTGGAAAAAGAGCTCACTTGACCCATTGAAGGAGCCTTGAATTTACGGTTCCTTAAATTATTTTGGAAACCAGAAGCAGTCTGATTGGCATAAGAACGCATCCCAGAAGCAGCTGAGCGAAAAGTAGAAAACGATGGGATAGCCTTTTCAACCTCATCAAGATCACGTAGCGCCTTAGACACTAAATACTTCTCATTCATTAGATGTACGTCCGATTTGCAGCACCAATCATGTCCGCAGGAAGACGTTCACGCTTGTTTGCTTTGAGAGCAGCACGTTTCCTAGAGTCAGCCAACATTTGAGCGTTAGCCCTACGGTCAGCATTATCGGCAACATTTGATCTATAACTTTCTTGCCGTGAACGCAAACGAGAAGCGGACTCCATTCCGCGCTCCTCAAGTTTTGCTGCCTTATTGCGTGCAATCTGGCGCTTACCTGAAGAAGTCATTTCAGGGAAACGGCGAGTCATAAACCCACCCCTAATACCCTTAACAGGCGTCAAAAAACCCTTTTCAACCTCATCCATCGAAGCACGCTGATAGCTTTTAGCCTTTATCTTCTGCTTCCGCTGACGAGCCTCCTTTGCTTGCCTAAACCCTTGGCCAGCCGTAAGCGCGCCAGCGCCAGTCAACGCAGCGCCCCCCAAAAGATTAACCGCGGCCCCCTTGCCACGACCCAACTTGAAAAGGCGAGGGCTATGTATCATTCCTGCCGTACCAACCCCTCCCAGTATCGCGGCAGAACCAAGCGACAAAGCAGCATCGCCCCGACGCCCATTACGAACTGGCGTCGAATAGTTGTAACTCTTTTCAACCTCATCAAGATCACGAAAAGCCTTAGACACTAAATATTTCTCATTCATTGCATTCTCCTTAGCCATTCCGCTTAACTCAAATAGGGATTTACCGACCATTGCCCTGTATTGGGCAAGATCACGAGCATTCTTTTTGCGACGCTTAAACGCTGCATCAGTAGCCAAATAGGCACCCAAGCCGCCAACAGCACTCGCAGCCAAACCACCTTTGAAAGGCATAGCGCCATTAACGCCCTTCATCCTTCTCAACTTGCCATAACCAGCCATACCAGCCATAGACCCACCAGCAATAGCAGCACCCTGAGTGAAATCCTGATAATCCCTCTTTGAAACAAGAAAACCCTTGCTCACGCTTTGACGTGCAGCACGACACTCTTTACAACTACACTGGCAACCTTTTTCAGGCTTTCCAGGCTTGCAGCCGCACTTACACGAATCGCACATGATCAGGTTTCCTTAATATCCAAATAACCTGAACGAACCCACGATTCAACCCTTGGCCATGTAGAAGCCTCCGGAACATCAATACCTGGCTTAATAGTGCGACCATTCAGACGCATCGTTTTACGCGCCACATACTTAAAACCCTCTGGAAGTGAACCATCACGATTAATACGTACACTCTGAACACGCAAACGCGCACTAGGACTGTTATCAAAAGAAGCAGTCTTAGAAGCCTTAGCAGCAACCACGGCAGCCTTAACAGCAGCCTTCTTAACTGGAGCCTCCTTTGGCTCCACAGCCTTGGCAACATCAACATTTTTCACAACAGCTGCCTTAACATGTTCAGTCTTTTTAACCACAGACACAGAAGCCTTAATGGGCTTTGAAGTCTCACTCATGAAATAACCACCTTTGTCTCAAAAGAGCTTTCAACAGCATCAGATACCAGTACTTCATAAGTGCCTGAAACCAAACCCATGAAAGCAAAAGTCCGTGAACGCTTAGATTGCGAACTCGGACCCACTTGCACAGTGAAAGGCATAACCCCACCTGTCACTTGGACGCTTACCGCATCACCAACAGGCAACGCTAAAGCGCCCAGCGCCCCCGATAAGCCAGTAGAAACCTTGTGAGTACCTATTGACCGCGCAGGGGCGCTGGTCGTCATTAGACGACTTCCGAACCAAAGAATCCAAGGTCAGGGCAGACAACCTTCATGTCGTAGGTCATCTCAGCCTCAACCCGATCAGAAGCAATATGCTCCATGCGGAAACGCTTCACCTTGATGCCTTGAGCGTTGCCACCCAAGTAACCGTTCCAAGTGAACGTGTAACCAGCCGAAGGGGTTTGCAGGCTTGGACCCGAAGGTGCGTAAGCCAACAAAATGGACTTCGTGTTCGAAATGAAACCGTAATCGGCAGCAGCATCTTGTGAACGTGCATCAGGAATCTGTGCACCAGAAGCAACTGTTGCGTAGCTCGTGTACAACTGCTCAACATTGAACAAGGTTGCAATGAGATCTTCGCTAACAATACCCTTCTGGGTGTACTTGATACGGTCAATGATGTCTGGGTGCTGCTTCAAATAGAGAAGAACCTCAGCACCAATGATCATCTTGTTAGGTGCAAAACCAGTCTGGCGACGGAACTCAAGAATCCACTCAGCAACATCCTGAACTGGGTTAGAGCCAGCATCACTCCACTTGACGAAGTCAGTAGTCCCGACAACCTCAGTTGCCCAAATACCCGTGTTGAAGAACTTTTCGTTCCAGTCGATGTCGCGCTTGAGCAGCATCTGGTTAGTGATGAACTCGGTTGCGTCACGATCAAGGTTGAAGTTTGAGTCAGCATTGGAGCGAAGCTGATCGTCAATGTCCTTGTGAACAGCGTAGACGTGAGCGAAGTACTGATCCGTGTCCATGTTCCAACCGACACCAGGTGACTCGGTTGAAGGTGCACGACGCGCAACGTCGGTACGACGCCAATCAGACTTGCTGTACTTCCAATACAAGTCAGACTGCTTCTTCACCGGAACCTTAGGGAAGATCTTGTCGGAAATGTATGCACTTGACGATTGCAAGTAAGCGATGCTGACGTTAGTTAGCGGAACGTTTACGTGCAGATCGGACTGTGTTGGTGCAGGCATGTTAGATGTCCTCTCTCACTCAAACTTTGAGCAGGACCGAGATGAGCTCGCCTGCTGCGGATGCAGTTGTTAGGGCCGTACCGAAAGTGATCGGGGAGCCGGTACCAGGAAGTGCGATTGCGCGACCTGTTGAATCAGCAGTAACAGAAGCGCCAGCCGTAACTGCCGCGCCAGCGACCACAAACGAAACGCCACGAATGGCGACAGTTGCAGCAGCACCTGTAACCTGCGGCTTTGACTGGACAACACCAACAGCGTTGTCGTCATTTGCTGTTACAAGGCCAACCTGCTTAACACCAGTAACCTTGACAAAGCGGTACTGCTTGCCTGAGTTGGGATCTGCCGAACCAGGAAGTCCAGGTACGCCTGTGTATCCAGCTAGGGATGAATCAGCACTGAGGCTGATGGAACGTAAGCTTTCTTCGTAAGCCATGGTGTCACCGTCCAATTTCTGCGAGGTATGCGTCGTACGCGGCTGGGTTAGCCTCGAACATTGCTGTTGTCATTTGCTCGGATGAGAAGTCAGATTTTCCGACTGTTTCACCAACCATGGCGTTGACCTGGTCAAGCACCGAGCTGTTGCTTGATTCACCGATGTAACCGATTTCCTCGTAGAGTGCGTCACCGACAGCGCTCAGGATTTCATCGAGAATGTCAAGTTGTTCTTCATCAAGCACTTCAGCAACAGCCTTCAAAATTGGGCCGAAAACCGTGGGTGCAACTGGGAGGTTGTACTCCTCAGCCTTTGAAATGAAAGCCTCAGTAACACGAGCATCGTGTTCGGCTTCTGCCCAAGCGCGTGCCTCTTCGGCTTCTGCTTTGAAGATTTCAACTTCATTCAGTGCTTTAGCAATAACTTCATCACGCTCAGAATCTGAGACGGCTTTGCTAAGTTCCTCGATTACCGAGTCGCCTAGAGACTTGTAGATTGGTTCGTTCGCCACAGCGGCTCCTCCAGTCAGGAATTCGTCACCGGCGGCGCCGTAGACGTCTTGCATATATGTGCCATAGGCCTTGCCGACCTCGTCATCAAATTCGTCATCAAAGGCTTCAAAACCCTCAGCGCCGTCCTCGACAAACACGTACTCATTGCCCTCACCGTCAAAAACGGTGTCACCATGCTCAAGGGCTTCAACTTCCACTTCCTGGCCAGCCTCGTTAAATACGAGAACGTCTTCAGGCATGGATTCCTCCAATGTCTCAGTGCCTTCATTTGAAAGGCTTTTGGAGAAGGCAATAAGGGAATGCTGATTGGCACCGCGATCAACAACGGAAACCTCGTCAATGTCGAGGTCGATCAGTTTGCTTATTGGCCTGCTCATGATGATTACATCTTGGAGCATTTTGAGTCATCGTGCAGGAATCTGGGGGTTAAATTTAAACTTTTTTTAAAAAATAAATTGTCAAGAAACACTAAAAGCCGCCCAAAGGCGGCCAGAAGTGAAAATCAGGGCTATTGCCAGGTCATGTTTCTGCGACTAATCCCTCTTTTATAAGAGGCAGCGGCACCTAATCCGCTAAGGCCCGACGCGGCTGCAAGACCAGCAGCAACTCTAGGATTACCTTTAATCCCAGCCCTAACAGCCCTGCCTACACCCTTTAACGGTACTCGTCGAGCTGCTTCAGCACCTGTCACAACAGCAACACCGCCGAGAACACCTGAAGCGGCACCTAGGCGACGTTGACGGTCAGCCTCTGAATCGTAATAGCGTTTTTCCACTGTCTCCAGATTGACACCATGACCTGTTACAGGGTTAGTTTCAGCCTTGGACACAACTGATTGTTCAATAGATTTACTCATATCCATTTTGTCTTTCCTTTTCTGCTGTGTTAAAGCAC